TATCCAAGTTCGAGAGATTTGCATCGTCTGCCACGCTCTCGTCGCTCTCCAGCATTGTATATTCAGGCTGCTCAATGTTCAACTCAGGATAGTGCTCAGTATATGCGGCAAAGGTCTCATCATCAACGTAACGGGTCAAACGGTATGTGCCCACCAGTCGGCAGGAATCCACGTTACCGCCTTCCTCGTCCACACCGCCCGTCTGCATCAGTGAGGCCAGCAGGCTGCCGTCGCCTTCCATGTCGATGCCGGTCACACGCAGGTACTTCACGTTTCCGCACCTTGCGTGCAGCGTCTGCCAGTCCACACCCGGACAATTGTCAACCACAAGCCTGTTGATGTTGCTTGTGCCCTCCAGCGTCAGACCGCCGGTCGTCAGTTTGCCCAGATAGCGTAGTTCCAGTGTCTGCAACGTTGCCGGGAGCGTTACGCTCGTCAGCGGAGCACCCTGTGCGAAGTTCACGCCGGTCAGGGCTGTCTTGCCTGCCTTCAGTGTCTCCAGCTTCGTGTTGTTGCTCAAGTCTATGCCAGTGAAGCTGCCTGACTTCAAGCCGGTCATATTCAGAGTACGCAAGTTTCGGCAGCCGTTCACCAGCAATGCGTTCAGCGTTGTCTGTGTCTGGCCGCAGCTCACGTCAAGCGCCCGCAGGGCGGAACAGTTGTTCAAGTTCAGAGTCTGGAGTATGGCATGGCTAACGTCCGTCAGGTCAAGCCCCATGATGCGGCTCGCACCGTAGATGTATTGCGGGTCATTCACGATGAGGTCCGTGTCAAGCGTCAGTTCCACCTGGCTTCCCGTGTCCTCCGCCAGCACTGCGCTTTCGTGCGGAGTACCGCTCGTGTAGCCGTACCCGAAGAAATACCTCTCGCTCGCCGTGATTCTTATCTTCCGGTTGTCACTTCCGAACTTATAGCCGAAGTAGGCCGCGAAACTGTCCTTTCTGTATGTACCGCACACATACTGGCTGTCCAGCAATGCAAAGCGGTTCTGGATGGTATAGGTGCGGTGCGCATATCGGCTGCCCTGGAGCGCATAGAGGTAGTCATAGTAACTCGTAGTGCCGTCTGCCGTCGTCACACCCTCCGTCAGCGGTTTGATATACTTGTAGATGCCGTCCTTGTTGTAGATGCGCTCACACCAGTTGCCCATCATCTCCTCATTGAACACCTTCAGCACATACTCCAGCGACATGGTGCTTCGCAGCTTGTCTGCCACCTCCCTCAATTTGTCCGGACAGCCTCTCACAAGTTCCCACAACACGGAATCGTGTCCTGCAAACGCATACGAGCCGATGCTCTCGTCCATCGTCTCCCACGTGATAGTGTAGTCGTACTTCAGCACGGAGTCGTTGCGCTCACCGAACACCGTGTCCATGTCGTATGGAATGAAGTACCATATCTTGCCGTCCCACGTCACGAGCATCATGTTCTTCGCACGGTTGTCCACAGCCATGAAGTAGTCCGTTATCAGATACCATGCAAATGGCGAGTCGTTGCCGAAGTATTCCGCATATTCGTTCAGGAATTTCGTCGGGTTGCCCTTGCACGAGTATATCCACTCCCAAAGGCGCTTCACCGCCGCCTTGTCCTCCTCATGCGCCGTCGCCCATGTGTCGTCGGCCTTGAAGCGGAACTCCAGGGCGTCGTCAAACGTGTCCATGTTGCTCGTACCGAACAGGCACAATGTCTCCGAGTTGTTCAGGAACTCCAGGCAGATACACTTGTTGCGCCCGCCCTTCAGTGCAGCCTCGTCATTGAAGCCCTCGATACCCTCAAAGCCGTAGATGATGCCGCTGCCGCTCTTCTCGTTGTTGAAGTTGTACTTGCCAAGATACACGTTCTCACCCGTGCCGTTGTTGTCGTAGAACAAATCTATCGGGAAACCGTCCACGCCGATTCTCACATCATAGTTGCCCTTGTAGGCCATTTGTGGCGGAGTCAGCCAGCCGCATCTCTTCCAGATGTCGTTCACGATTCTCACCGCACCCGTATTGTGCGTAGATGAAGAGTCCGAGAAGTCCGCCTTCAGACAGAATATGTCTATCGGTCTTGCACCTGGCTTGAACGAATATTTGAAGTCCGCTACCTCCACACCGTTCACATACAGCTTAGTGCCGTACTTCGTCGAGCGGCTGAAGTAGATGCGGTAGTTCTTTCTCGGGTAGGTCGTCGATGAGGTGCCTTGTATTCTCAGTCCGCACTGGTAGATGATGAAGTCATACTCCTTACCGTAGGCAGAGTAGAAGTAGATGTCCACCGGAACCTCAAACTTCTTGTTGTTCGTCTGGTTCACAAGGTTCACGTCACCCACGATGCGCATCACGCTCTTGCCCATCGCACGCAGTTTGTCTATATCGACATCAGTGCCCTCGTCGTCCATCACCTGGTTCTTCTCGAACAGCACCACCATCTCGTCGCTCGTCGGGCGGTCCACCATGAAGTTCGCCAGTTCCTCATCATCGCCCAAGGCACGGTTATACACGCGCAGGTTCCGCACCTCCACGTCCGCGCTCTCGCTCGTGATCCTGATGTTCGTCGATTCTGCCTGGAGCAGCGAATCCGTCGAGGCATACTGCTTCGCACCGCATAGGATGCCGTTCACATACAGCATCATCAGTCGGTTACCCTTCTTCTCCTGCACCACGAAGGCTATCTTCAGTGTCATACCGCTCGCGAACTTCGTGCCCACTTCCGAGCCTGCGCCCGTCCGCATCAACGCCTCCTGCGTGGTCAGTCTGAAACCGACATTGCCGGCCATGCAGTCCACCACCGTGCCTTTGCGGTCGGTCACATTACTGCAGGTCAGTTCCATCTCGTAGGTCGCACCTGTCGTGGTGGCGTCATTGGCAAATGGCTTGTAACCTATCTCGATGTTTGCCCCGTTCGTCAGTTTCAGCGCGTCGCCCGTCCAGCCGTTGCTCTGCCAGTCAAAGCCTTCAAACACCGTTTGAACGTCGTTATAACGCCATTCAGCAGGCTCGCTCTCGGCATTGCTTCTGCCGGCTGCCGTCAGTTTCAGCACAAGTCCGGCAGTCGCCTCGCTCAGGTCAATGCCACTCTCCGTCACCTTCACGTTCAGCTTGTATTCCGTAGTGCCGCACTTCAGCACCATGGCCACATCGCCCTGCTCCAGGAAACGGTTTGTATATACCTGCGTCGTCCTCGGAACGCTCACCGTCTGCGTCCGTATGCCGTCTCTCCACACTTCCACGGTCGCCGGGGTCGTTGTCGGGTCATACGCCACAAAGTCAAATCTCACCTGCTCATACTGGCCGGTCTCAACAGTCGGGGTCAGATGGTCGTCCGCAAAAATGCGTCCGTCACCGAAGGTCAGCTTCGTGCCGATATACGGGGCGTTCTGTCCAGCCTTCAGTATGTCAAAGTAGATGCTCTCGCTCTTCAGCGTCAGCTCAGCGCTCGCCTCCATCTCAGCGACGATCTGCACCGTGTGCCGCCCGATGCTCACTCCCGACATCGACAAGGAGAAACTGCCGTTCGTCGTGCCGCTTCTCTTCACTGTCTGCGAGTTCCACTGGTGTCCGTCCAGATACAGCGTCACGGTCTTGTCGCCGCTTCCGCTCACCGCAAAGGGGATGCTCACCGTCTCGCTCACGCCGTAGCCGCCCTTGACGACACACTCGGCTATGTTGAAGCTGCTGCTCAGCGCAAGGGTCACAGCCTTCACGCTCACATAGCTCTGCCTCGTCTGTGTCTTGCCGGTGGTCGGGTCGGTTGTGGTAGCCCTCACATAGATGTCTGTCGTTCCGAGCAGCAGGTATTTCGTCAGATCCAGGGTATAGGTTCCCTTGCTTACATCATGCTGCGTGTCTGCATACATCACGGTCGCGCCCCTCTTCATCTCAATGCTGACTGTTGCCTTCTGACCCGTGGATGTGCCTTTCTCGTCACCGCTGCTGTACTGGTGGTCATACGTCCATGTCAGCATCGCGCTGTCACCTTCCTTGATGATGGTCTTGCTGACGGCTGCATCCAGCACGATTTTCGTGGTCGAAGCGTCACCGCCTCCACCGCCGCTTCCTGCCGGAATGTCCGCAGACGCTATCTCCGCACCGCTCTTGTTGGTCAGTGCCAGGCGCACGCTGCTGCCGTCGTCACTCAGTTCGGCGTTCATGCCCAAGACGGTGCTCGCCTCTATCTCCATCAGCTTCGCCGCCACCGCCGCGTTCTGCACCGGGTTCGTCGAACTTACATTCAGGCTCTCGTCCACCTCTGTCTCGCTGATGGTGATGGCGACGTTGCCGTCCTCGCCAGGCTCCAGCTTCTTGCCGTTCAGCGTCACGCTCTTCACCGTGCCGTCGCCGCCAAAGTCCTCCCAGCTTGCCGCCTGCTCCCAGCTCTCGATGTTCGTGCCCTTGAACTGCTTGGTCTCCCATTTGCCATGTGCCGTCTCGTAGGTGATGCAGCGTCCCTTCGCACGTGCCTTTCCTTCCACGGCTGCTATGGCGGTCTCAAGCGTATAGTATCCGCTCTCCAGCGGAACCTGCTCCGTCACGTTATAGGTGTTGCCACCGCCGCTTCCGCTTATCTCCACCAGGTTCTCTTCCTCATCGCTCCACACATACACCACGCCATCGCACACATACGCTTTGTCTTTCAACACCTCCGTGCGTCCCTCGTTCATGTACAGGTCTGCCTGGGGCCAGTTGTTGCAGTATCTGCCCCCAACCTTGCCGTAGAAGGCTTTGTTCACCGTGTCGTAGTACACGCCATCTATCTGGACGTATGACATATGCACAATCTCCACGCCTTCCACCATTCCGTCGAACCGCGCTGTCGCGCCATTCCTTGCAGCCAGTGCCGTAGCCTTGTACTCCGCTTCTACTTGCACAGCCTTTGCCACGGCTGCATCTGTTTTCTGCGCAGCGTCCGTAGCCTTGCTTGCCGCATCGGTGGCGGTCTTGGCTGCCGCCTCCGCTTTGGTCGTGGCTTCTCCTGCCGCCTTTGTTGCAGCGTCAGCCACAGCTGCCGATGCCTTGGCGGTTACAGCAGCGTCCTCGGCTGGTTTCGAGAGCAGTTTCACAGGGGCGCTCACCACTGTCTCACCACGCATGGCAGGGAGGCTTACCACACCGTCAAGCGTGCTCACCGTTTCCAGTTCGTCCACGCTCTGGCTGTCCGTCTTTATCTGGTTCACCACGTCCTGCACCAGTTCCTTTTTCTCTTCTTCTGTCAGTGCCATAGTCGTATATCTTTTTTGTTATGATTGTTTATTGATGATTCTTGCAGTATATTTCGTAGGCCAGCCGTTCAGCGTCTCGGTGCTGTCTGGGTCATATACCAGTAGCACCTCAAGCGTATCACCCTTGCCCATATCCAGAGTCTCGTAGTGTCCGCCATCCCAATGTACCATCACTGGCAGTTCCTCGGTGTTCCAAGGATATTCCTTTTTGCTGTCCTGCTGGCTATAGCGTCCACACACCTTGTAGTTGCTCGATCCAAGGTCGGCAATGATGGTTACTCTCATGCAGAACGGCGTACTCTCGCCGATAGCAAGTGCATCCCGCGCCTGCCCTATCTTCGGTAGGGCTACCACCGTAGAGCCTTGCGTCGCCTTCACGAGAAAGCGGTTTGCTTTCTGCAAATCCATGTAGCCGACAAATACCGTGTTCGCCTTGTCAAGGACTATCTTCTTGTAGGCGTAGCCGTCCATCGTTCCGTTCAGCACGCCCGACCCTCTGCCAGCAAAGGCGAAGTTTCCGCTCACCGAGTTGGCGATGTTGAACACGATGCCGTATTTCGGCAACAGCCCCACATCAAACCCATATTCCGTAGCCGTGTCCACCAGTCGGCACAACATAGGCTGTCCCAAACTGTTCCACGTTCCGATGATGGCTTGCCGATCCTTGTCGTTGAACCCTATCATGTCATCATATAGGAACAGACCATTCTCCGTGTCCTTCACCTCGATGGTTCCGTCATCGTTGTAGGTTACATCCGCACCGCCGATATGCCTATTGCCGATACTGAATCCGCCTATCGTGCCACCCTCGGCATATACATTGCCACGGAACGTGCCGTTCACGGCTTCGATGCTTCCGTCCTCCTTTACCTTGAAGTAGCCGTTTGCCGTTACCAGTCCCTCCAACTTTATGTTGTCCGCCGTCAGTTTTATCACGGTTTTCTTGTTGCCTTCTGCATCCGTTTCTTCCACGCCTACGCCTATCAGCGCCAGCTTGCCGTTCACGTCCTTTATATAGATGCCCGTGCCTTCGGGCTGTATCATCAGTCCTGTTTCCTGCAGCGCCCGCTCGTCCTTGTCATATACGGCTGCCGAAATTTTCACCAGTCGCTCTGACTGCTCGAACAGCGTCTTGTACTTGTAGGTCAGTGCTTCTATCTTGTCAGTGCTCAGCACCAGCATATACAAGTAGATGTCTCCGTCAAACGACAAGTTGAAGTCGCCCGTACCGTTCCACGCTCCGCTGCATGTGTACTGCACATAGCCGTCCGTCGCCGCTATCTGCTCGCTAACCTCCATGCTGTCGAAGTCAGCGAACCCAGTCTTGTCCACGTTCTCGAACCCTATCTTCAGCGTGCCACCCTTCGCGCAGCGGTAGAAGAAACTCAGGTACACCGGCAGGGGCTCCTTCTGCCCCTCGCCATTGGTCGGAAAAGTCGGCACAAAGCGCAGGTTGCCGTGTTTCTGCATGATGTACTTGTTGCGGATGCGTACCACCTTGCGCCCCATGTCCGTAACGACGCTTGCCCCGTCGCCTTTCTTCGAGAGTGCCGAGCCGTTGGTCCACACCCACTTGTTGCCCACCAGGAAGAACACCGTCTCGTTCTCCGAGTTCCATTTCTCCAGTCCGCTCGCAAACGTGGGGTTGTTCAGGTAGCCTTTCTCGCTCAGAAAGTCATTCCGCACGCTGTCTATCGCGCTCTGCACCTTCCCTTCCGTTATCTCGAAGCGGGTTTTCACGTCCTCACCGGTTTCCAGTACAAATGTGCCTTTCAGAAAGGCGTTGTCCGCATACAGACCGTTGCCATTCGGCTGGCGGTCTGCCGGGAACTTGTCATCCTTGATGCCGTCCAGGTTGCCGAGTCGTGCCCGTAGGCAGTTGTCAAAGGTCTTGCCGTTCACACCATCCATCACGTCCACCCTCGGCTGTCCGTCCTCTGTGGCGGATATGAGCACCATGTTCTGGCGGTCGGTGTTCGTCGTGTTGCCCATCAGCACGCACTCGTCGCCCTCCTTGGGTTCCACACCGTCAAACTCCTCTTTCGCCACCACAATGCCGTCCGCCGTCACGTCCGCCACCTCCACCCAGTAGCTCCGCATGTCTTTGCCCGTGAACGTCTGGCAGCGTACCAGGTCGTGCGCCACGAACATGTTTTCCTGCTCAAAGCATATGAGGTAGTAGTCGCCCTGCTCCTCCACTGTCTTTATCTTGCCGTTGGCCGCGCTCACGCATATTTGGCCGCCAACGCTCCGCACCTTCTCGATCAGCAGTTCCATCACCGCCATCGTCTGCCTCACCGTCAGTTTATCTATCGTCAGATAGGTGCATCCGTCCTCGCCTTTCCACAGATGGAACCCTGCGCCCAGCAGTCCGTCCACAAACTGCCCCGCGCTCCGTATGCTGTCCGACGTTACGCTCCCGAAGGCCACGCCGTCCTTTTTCCTCACAGGCTGGTCCAGCCAGTCGTCAAACTGTCGGTAGTCCCATTGGTCGGCATTGTCGGCTTCCTTCGCGTGGTCTGCCTCCAGTGCGTGCTTCGCCTCGTCAGCGTCCGTGGCGTGGTCGGCCTCTTTCGCATGGTCAGCTGCTAACGTGTGGTCGCTCTCTTTGGCATGGGTGGCTTCCTTCGCCAGTTCTGCGATGTCCGCCTTGGCTGCGTGCGCAGCCTCCTTCACCGCCATGCCACCGTAGGCTGTGCCCCCGGTCCGCAGTGCCGAGGTGCTGCCCTCGTTCTTCGGCTTCTTTATTACCTTGATGTCTATCATTGCTCTATCTCCTTTAGTGTCATTTCTGCATATCCCTCCGTCAGATTACGGCTGATGCCCTGCACGAAGAAGGTCTTGCCCATCATCGGGTGGCGGTAGTGGGCAAACAGGCTCACGATGCCGCCGTCCGTGTCCGTCAGCTTCTGCGTCATCACCACCCTTGGCGCGTGCCACTCCTTGTAGTAGGAGTCCACATACAACTGCTCCGCCTTTGCGCTCTCGCCACGGTTGTGGTCGTATATCGTCAGCAGCCCCTCGCCCGTCAGCGTGTTCACCGGCGTGCTCATCTTCACGCTGTCCGTCACGTCCAGCGCCTGGCACTCCGCCGCCGTCAGCGCAGAGTTTATCTTCATTTCGATGTCGTCCTTCACGTTCACGAAACACTCCTTCGTGTCGCTCATGTACACCAGGTCGTTGTCCCCCGTGTTGTTCACCAGACCGTTGTCGCTGTATATCTTCACCTCGAACTGCTCCACCATGATGCTGCTCACGTGTGCCAGCAGCGGTATCGTCGTGCTGTTCCATTTCGTGTGCCTGAACCACGTCTTGTGCCGCCGTGTCACCACGTCCCACACGGCGTTCACCGGGCCGAGTATCATAAATCGCACTCGTCCGCTCACCTTGTCACCCTTCTTTATAGGGATGGCGATGCCTTCTGCGTCGATGCCTAATTCGTAGCTCACATTGTTCTGCAGGTCAAACTTCGTACCCACTATCTTGTCGCCGATCTTCGGGTCGAAGCCGATGGTGAAGCACTGCTGGTAGTATTCGTCCTCGTCCTGGCACTCCTCCAGCGTCTTGTACTTTCGCCACTCGAAGTCCGTCACCTGTCCCTCCGTGCCCTTTTCCACCACACACTTGTCGCCTATTATCAGCATGCAAGCCAATACGCCCACCTTCGATATGTGGTCGCTTCCGTCGCCGATGGCGCTGTACTTGAACTCGTACAGCTGTGGTCCCGTGTCAGTGAACGGCACGAAGCCGTGCTCCGTCGCCACATCCCACACCACCTCTTCGTTAGGCTGATCCGCCTGCCACCACTGTTGCGTGTAGTATCGTCCGTCCCCGTTGTTGCGGCTCGGCACGGTCACGCCGCTCCATTGTTGGATGCCAGGCCAAATAATCTGGAATGGACCGCCCGTGTAGTTGTATATGTTCTTGTACGTGTCCGTCAGTCCCATCACTGGGTTCAGCACCAGCTTTCCGCTCAGCACGATGTAGTTGGTCGTCCCCTCGTCAGTAGGCGAGAACACGCCGCCAGTCATGCTGCCGTTATATACGGCTCTCGGCACGCCTGCCTTCAGCGAGTCGGCATTCGGGTAGGTCGTCGCCTCCTTGTCGTCACCGTTGCCGTTCACGCTCACCACCAGGTAGTTCGTCATCTCCACCTTCGGTGTCAGCGAGTTGTCCTTCCCGTCCGTTTTCTTCTCCACCTTGCCCAGGGCGATGATGGCCGCGCCCGGCTGCTTCGCAAGCAGGTTCGGCAGGGCTTGCTGGTTCCGTCCCTCGCTGCACAGCTCCTCCATCACGTTGCCGCTCCCCATGTTCGGAAACAGCCACTCGCTGTTGTTCTTCATCTGCACATACCAGTCCGTCACGCAGCCCCCGTCATAGCTCGTTTCCTGCCCGTGTGTCATCGCATCAAAGGCATTGATGGCTTTCTTGCCCTCGCCGTCGCTGCTGTATTCCGTCATGTATTTCTGATAGTTCTTGTAGGGGCTTTTCAGCAGGTCGTCGTCCAGCGGACTCTCTATCACGCTCTCCACGCTCTCCACCTTCGCCGTCAGCAGCAGTCTGTTGTACACCTCGCCCACGCTGATCGTCGTGTCAGTGTCAGTTACGATGCCCGTCCGTATGTCCGTCGTCTGCCGTGCCGTCGTAACGCTCACTCCCGTCAGCAGGTCGCGCCAGTAGATGCGCTCACCACCCTTCACGCTCTCCCATGAGTATATATAAAAGGTGAAGCCCTCCTGCACGATGTGCAGGTTCAAGTACTTCAGCATCTCCTCCAGCACCTCGTCCTGCTGCCACACGTCGTCCTCCTCGTCGCCAAGGAACAGCAGTTCGTTGATGGTCAGCTGCCCGAATATGGCGTAGCGGTTGCCCGTCAGGTCGTCCACCGCCTTGCTCCCGTCATACAGGTAGCACACGGCGTTTCCGCCCACGATGTCAAGACCTGCCGTCACACCACCCATTATCTCCTTTAGCATCTCTAAGAACGTGCGCTGTTCCGCCTCCGCCTTCACCACATTGTAGAGCACGCCCAGCGCACCCACGTCGCGGTACTTCGAGTATTGCAGGGCTATCAGCGCATCGATGCAGCTCAGTTCTATCTCGTCATATTCCTCGTTATAGCCTTGCGAGTATGACTGCGGTTCTATGTAACCGGCAAAGAGGCATTTGTCCTCGCGGTAGATGTTCACCACAGCGTCAAGGCACGAGGCGCAGAAAAAGTCGGGCACAAAGTTCCTTGTCAGCAGCCGTACCTTGGCTTGTTGGCAGAGCAGATGGTCGAAGGTGTCATTCACCTCGCTTGTCAGTTCCACAGGATCATCCGTGAACGACAACTCGCCTCCATCCTCACCGATGACCACCTCTTTTGTGCGGTCGCCCTTTGTCAGAATATGCACCTCGATGCGCTCGTTCTTCTGGTTGTAAAAGTGTCCGTGTAGATACATGCTCCTTATATTTTGATGTTCGTTCCCTTTCTGTTTATTCTCGTCTCGTTGGCAAGCACTGCCACAAGGTCGCGGCCTTTCACCTTCAGTTCATAGATACCGCCACCTCCGCTGCCATTATTGCCGATAAGCGACTTCAGTTTGTTCAGCGGTGCTATCACCTCAGGGTTGCTCTTTGCCCCGGCATACTCGCCCATCAGCGCCAAGGTCGGTCCGTACACGATACCGCCGTTGGCAAATGGGGTAACGGCCACCGATGCCACAAGTCCCTGCATCATGCCGATAAATCCGGCTGCGATGCCGGCACCTGCAAACGGGATGTAAGCGTGTGCCGCCATAAACTCCGAGGCTGCCAACTCACGGTATGCCATAGCCTCTGCCTTCACTGCTGCCATCGTCGCTACGGATGCCGCCACCTCTTCGGGGGCTGCCGCTACCTTTGCCGTAGCTGCGGTGGTGGCCGCCACTCCGCTTGCCGTGGTTACGGTATTGGAAATACCTGTCGCAGCGGTCAGGGCATCAATGATTGATATGACACTATTGACACCCTCGTATATCTGTATGGCTCCATCCACTATGCCCGTGATGGTCTGCCAGGCGTTGCCGTTTCCTTTTAACGCTTCGGTAATGCCTTCGACACCACCGCCAATACCTTTTATTCCAGCCCACGCATCGCTGAATTTGACGCTGCTCTTCTTCAGTACTTTCTCATAGTTGCCCCATGTCTGAATAAGTTTCGTCACTTCCTTACGCTGTTCATCGCCAAGCGGATTCTTGGTATCATCGAGCATCTTCTGCAGCGACCTTATTTTGTCTTGGATGCCTTCAATGCCGATGAGTTCCAGTTCCATTCTCAGTTTCTTTCCGCTCATTCCGCCAAGGTCGGCTGTTTCCTGCTGCATGGTTGGCAAGTCCACCATACGGTTCATCGCATCACGTTTGGCTTGCAGGGCGTTGATGGTACGCTGGATATTCTCCACCTCCGCACCCGTAGCCTTACGTTGCCGTTCGCTGTAATAAGAAATGGCCTTGTCAAGTTCCTCCATCGAGTTCAAACTGCCGATGGCTGCCGGCTTATCCATTGCAGAAAGCACATCGTCCCATTTGCCACGAAGCCTTTCCAGTTCCTTGATTTGCTTCTGTATCTCGATGCGCTCTGTGGCGGTAGCGGTCTTCAGTTTCTTTTGATAGAAGGCCAACTCGTTGTCAAGTTGTTCGTAGGTATGTATCTGGTCTGTGGCAAGTGCTGCGTGCGAACTGTCCTCGAATGCCGTTTTAAGGTCGTTCAAACGCTTTATCTCCTTGTCTATCTGTGCAAGGTTCTCCTTTGAAGTCTTGCGTCGCAGCTGTTGCTGGAACTGTATCTCGGCATCTATTCCTTCAAGTGTGTCGAGCGACACCGTGTGGTCGGCAGCGTCTATCTCCTCCTGTATGGTTCTCTGAAGTGCCTTGTATTTGTTGATGAGTTCCGTGAGAAGCTTTATCTTCTCGGTGTCCTCCTTGTTCGTCTTCTTCAGCCGAGCCTCATAAATGGAAATGTTCTTGCCTACATCTTCAAGTGTTTTCGGGTCAGTTATTGGAGTATCGTCCGCCGTTACCTTTGATGTCGTTGTGGTTTTCTTCGGTGTCGTTTTAGTTGTGCTGATACCTTGCTGTTTCTTGTCATTATCCTCTCGCTTTTTCTGCTCCGCCTTCAGTCTGCCGATTTCTTTATTCAGCCTTGTGCGCTCTGCCTCATTGCTGCGCGAGGTGTTCTTCAACTCGTTTTCAAGTTGGGTGATATTATCCGTCAGATCTTGGTCTGAAACATCTTTCAAGTCCTTGCGCGACAAATCTACAGACTTCCTTGACGCATCCAGTTTCTTTTGGGCACTCACCATGTGGTCTATGGCGGAATCATACTGCTTTTGCAAAATGCTGATTTCGCCAGTGAGTTTGTTTATCTGCCCACCAAGTTGGTCATAGTAGTCCTTTCCGCCAGCTGCGTTCTCATAGTTGTAGTGTATGTTGCCGTTGCCGTCCCAATACTGCTGACCGAGCTGATAACGCTCACTTTCCTTGCTTTCCTTTTCAAGTTGCTTGGCAGCAATTTGGGAAGCCAATACTTTCGCCTGTGCCTCATAGCCTATCTGCTCGCAATACACCTTGCTCTTGGCGATGAGCGTGTCATACCATTCCGCCGCGGTACGGTGATAACCGAAACTCTCGCCGTACTTTTTGTTCAACTCGTCCACCTTCTTCGTGGCATTCTTGTGGCTGTTGATAAGCGAGGCGAGCGAACTTACCTCCATGTCGATTTCCGCCTTGGCATTGGACGAGGCATTGCTGAAGGCGTCAGTACTGTCTTTCAGAATGTCCACGTCCTGCGCAGCGTCCTCCGCCTCGTCGCCCATGGAACTGAACAGGGTGATAATGCCAGTGATTATAACCGATATTCCCATGGTCAAGGCTGCATACAATGCCGTTACAGCCACCGTCAGGGCTGCCGTGCCAGCCGTTGCCGTATATCCGCTTGCCGCCAACATGTTCTGCGCCATAGACACCATCTTCTCATGTATGGCCAATGCCGTTGCCTTGATTGTAGATATGGAGAAAGCTGCACTCAGTGCTGTCAGGGAGGTTACGAACTTGCCGACGCTTGTAACGCATATCATCGTCTGCGCAGCTATGGTAACAAACGGCATCGCCCCCTGCACAAGTCCGCCGAGTTGTTCCTTGATGTCGCCCAACGTGTTCTCCAGTTGCTTCTGCCGTCCGGCATCCGTCTTGGCAAGTTCCTCGTTCATGTTTCCAACGTTGGCCGTAATGACCTCGGCAAGCATGGCAGCACGCTCACTCTCCGTACCGAACTGCAGTACCTGTTTCTGTGCCTCGTCAAAGGTGATGCCGACACGCTGCAGCACTTCCACCTGTCCCTGCATCGCCTTACCCATCATGTTGCCGATGCTCACGGCATCCTGATTGGTGGCGTTCAGTCCATTCTGCTGGGCGATGAGGTTGTTCATGGCGGGGATAAGTGTGTCAAGGCTTTGCTTCTCCTTCAGGAACGTGGCCATCTGCTGGGCACCGCTCAACTGCACCTCGTCGCCGATTACGCCCATTTCCTGCTGGGCGGAGCAAAATTCCTTGATGCTCTGTATATCTTCGTTGGTGCTGTTCATACGTTGCCGCATGATGGTCTCCAACTGGGTCTCTGCCACGAGTTGCACCTGGTAGGCTGCGGTAAGGTCTGCCATGACACTTTGCAGATCACTGATGGAGTCCTGGAGTACATCAATCGCTTGCGATGCCTGCGACCATGTGAGGATGTCGCTCTTCAGCCGCTCGCTCTCGTCCTGCACGCTCCTTATGACCCGACCGAGTTCTTCGGCATCGGCAGTAACACGCTTCGCACTGCCGTTGTCGTTGATTTTTATTATAAAACTGACCTCTTTTGCCATATTCTCATTTTTATTGTTTACCTTTGTGGCGGATACATTTTTGAACAACTTATGAGCGTAAACTTGAAACCCATACACGACCTTATCGTGCAGCACCCTTTCGCATCGGTGCTGACGGTGGCTATTTGTCTTGTGGCTTGTTTACCCATATTCTTATATGTCGTTACCAAAATCGCGGCCCTGATTAAATTCTTCAAAGGCAAATAATTGTTTATTTCAACCCTGCCGCCGCCTTTGCTTCCCTGTATCTGCGTAGGGTGTCTTCTTTGTCCATCTTCACTTCATTTTCCGACTTCTGCTCCGTCTCCCATGGAAATGACATAATGTCGGAGGCATCGAGCGTTTTCTTTGAATAAGGCTGCAACGTGCAAAGGCACTGCATGCGCAGACGTTCCCATTCGCCACGATCACGGCTTTGCTGCATCTCATTCCATGCTTTCCATGCTGCATAGAACTCAGAAGGGGTGCATCGGCAAAAGTCATCCATACTCATTCCAATGCACCCCATCGCTATACCGAGCAACTGTTCGATGTCGGGGTCTTCTACACTTTCCCCATCCTTTTTTTTTCAGCCGACTGCCTCACCTGCTCATTCCAATCATTGAGAACGTCTGGTGTAATGCTGTTGCAGAAAGTCTCGAAGTCCAGAGGGAACTCGGTGCCTTCCGCCTGGCTTGCGCACTTCACGCAGCACCACATCAGCATCAGCAGTTCTTCAAGGTCGTCCTGCTTGATTTGGCTCACATCCTTGCCCGTCTCTCGCTTGAACATGAGAAACGCTCCCATGACAAAGCCACAGGGATATTCTTTCCCCTTCAACGTTATCTTTATCATAGCTTATTCCGGATTTGATGCTTCACTAAGGCCATTGGCCACTTTCTCAACCTTGCCGCAGTTTTCCAACTGGAGGCTGTATTTGGCATCGTCACCGGCCTGTGCGTCAAGTTCCAGCGAGGTGATGATGTACTTGCCCTTGTAGCCACCGGTTGTCTTGCCGGTACGCTGGTCGCCATCGCGCAGACTGTAACGTCCGTCTATGGGTTCACCATTGAGTTGCATGTCCTTCAACTGATCGTAGGTCGGGGTCTCGGTGTCGCCATCCGTGAGGACACAGCCCTCGGCTGAAATGCTCTCGGAAAAACTCTTCACGAACTTCTCTTTCCACTTGCCGCTTGCTGCCTCCTTGGTTACGCGCTCACCAGTCTCCGTTGTGGTTGTCACCTTACAGCCAGTGGAGAAGCCCAACGCTTTTTCACCGACGCTCAGAATGAGATTGGTTCCGTCTAAAACACTTTTTGCCATATCTTTCTTGTTGTAATGGTTAATACTATGCCGGTCGCCACTCCGACGATAAAGGCGATGAGAAGCATCTTCCACGGATTGGAACTGCGTTCCTTTTCCGTTTTGGCTTCATTCTTCTGCTGCTCCAATGCTTTCTTGTAGCTCGCCATCTGGCGTTCATAGTACTCGCACTGGCGTTGCAGACTGTCGCAAGTGGCATAAACAACGATGGTGCCACCTTTGTTCTGCACGGTTGCGCTGGCTCGTCCGTTCTTGGCTCGGTACTCTGCCTTTTCGGGTAGGTTAGTCAGTTCCGCCAGAGGTATCTCCAGCTTGGCTTCCTCCTGCGGTACTGTCTCCGTCCATGTCTGACGAACCTCGCTCTGGAGGGTGTCCGCGGATACTTGTTTCACGCTTTCCTCCGTTGCCACGCTCGCTTTTCGGCTTGTCGCGCAGCCCGACAAGAACAGGGCAGTCATCATGATGCTTGCAACTGTTCGCAGTGTCGATAGCCTTCCTAAGACGAGCCATCTCGCGCTTCGAGGCTTCGAGGTATCTTCTTGTCTCATTGAGTTCTTCCTTCAGTGGTTTCACGATGTTCTCTACCAAGATACGGGTGGCATGCTCGGCGTTGTCCATACGCACCGTCTCGGCATCGGCTTCTGCCTTCATCGATTCCGCTTTCGCTTTCCTTATGGTAGCCCGCAGCGTGCATATTGCAACAATGGTAGCCACCAGACCTCCGCCAAGGAGGACGTTCAGGACTTCGCTGATATTCATGCCATCCATATTTTTACTGTTGGTATATTCCTATTGACTTGAGCCACTTGGCTACATCGAAGGCTGGGCAGGCTTTATTCACGCCCGGAAGGTCGCAATGACCTACAATCTTGATCTGCGGAAAACGCTGATGGAAGTTCCGCACATAGTCGGTCATCGCCTTCAGCTGCGCAGGGGTGCGCGTGTCCTTGGGGTGCTTCATATCCTTGGTGCAGCCACCGGCATACACCACATGACGGCTCACACTGTTGTAACCCCTGGCACCATTGGTCACTTCCCACGGATCGACCTCCGCATCTTCGTTGTTATCGACAAGACGTTCCACCTTGCCGTCCAAGTGTATCAGGTCGGTATAGCCTACCTGCTTCCAGCCACGCCCCCCCTTGCTTACCGGGTCGGTGTGCCAGTGGCGTATCTCCTTAGAGGTTACCTCACGGCCTTCAGGGGTGGCTGTGCAGTGTAGGACCAAATACTTCATTCTCGCCATTACGCTTCAGCTTTATATCCGCTGGTCATTACAACACCTGCGTCTGCCTTCTTGAACATGCAGATGAAGTAGTGGCGGAAGTTCACCTTGTTGCGCTGGTACTCGGGGTCATTCTCGGCTGCGCTCCAGTACATCTTGGTGGAGCCGGTAGCCTTGAACACACGCTGTGTGTAGAATGCGAATGAGCAGTGGAAGTCACCGGCTGTCTCTCCCTTGTCGCCGACTGCCTTTTTCTCGCCTTTGGCTGAGAAGTACGGGGTGTTGGCATACTCGTAGATGTCGAATCCGTAGAGCTTGCCCACCTTGCCGGTGTTGCGGTCGATGTTGTACTGCTCCTTGAAACGCTGGTCGGTCTCCAAGATGTCATTCACGTGGTCGGTACACAATACGAGGCGGCGGTTCGTGGTCGGAACACCCAACTTGTCGAGGGCTGCCTTCATCGCGAGCACGTCCTTGGCGGTCATCTTGATACGGCCGGTGGTCGCGTCACGCTCGCCGGTAGTTGTCAGTACCGGGGTCTTGGCAGTGTTCTTCTGTGCGCAGAGGGCGTGTGCAGCCTTGGCGAACTTGGCATCGTTGATGGCGTTTGAATGGCTCTCCTTCACTCGGGCAATCTTGTCGTAGCTGATAGCGTACAACTCATCGTCGGTGATTGGTGTTACCTTTGTCTGGAACTTGTCAAGCTGAATGGCGATGTCCTTGTCATCAAGTGCCTGCAAGGGGATTGGGTAGGTGGTGTTGTTGACAAGTACGTCAGGGTCCACACCTACCTCTACCAGGTGGATAACATCGTTATCGACAATGCTTGAACTGTCGGGGATGCCGTCAAGCCAAGTGCCGGCGAGGAACTCGCGGAGTGCCTTCACAAGCTCACCAGTCCAAATCTCTTTCAGCACGCCCTCGCGTGCCACTCCCACAGGCATTGCACCGCTCACGGCAAGCGCGACGGCATTGGCACCGACGGCACCTGCCACGGGCGACACGCCCAATGCCATACCGAATACGGCTCCTGTCATCGCATTGAACAGCACAGCCATAATCATGGTCAAAAATACTTTTGCTTTCATTGCTTTTTCTTGTTTTATTGGTTTGTACTAAAGTTCACACTCCATGCCGTACTCTTCCTTGTAGAGTCGCTTGTACTCTTCGGGCTGCTCCTTGCGGAGGGTCAAGAGTTCGCTTGACGGCACATCGCTCAGTTTCTTGTAGGCAGTCGGCTGCTGTGTTGCCGCTCCGCCCTGATGCCCGATAACGGCACTGAGTTTCATCTGCGGAGCCATGGCTGCGACAATGCGCTCCAGTTTCTCCTTGCCGACTTCCTTGCCGAGGTTGATGAACTCGTCCTTCTTGTCGGGGGCGATGCGCTTCTCCCCTACCGCCTTCTCCACGATGGCGGTGATGCCGGCAAGCGTGAGGGTCGCCTTCTCCTGCTGGAGTTTCTCGTTCTCTTCCTTGGCAGCCTTCAACTCACCGAGCTTGGCGTTGATGTCCGCCTCAGTTGCCGTTTCCGGCAAGCCCAACTTCAGGGCAATCTGTTTCTGTTCCATTTGTTTTTGATTATTGTTGTTCAACATTGGCAAGGGACATTCGCTGTCCTTGCCGAGGGTTATCTTCTTGCCGTCCTTCTGCAGCACGATGGCATCGTCATTGGCTCCTATGTCCACCAGGCTGACCTCAAACAGTTTGCTCTTGGTGACAGTAGGGCTGGTCTGCCCCTGTACCAAAAGTTCGGGGTCCTCACTCGTCTCCAATATGTCAAGCCCTGCGCTCACCATCTTCAGACTGCCGAACTCATACTGCTTCTTACAGCGTGTGGATAGTTCGGATGCTTCGTCAAACATCAGTTCGCCGGTCACTTCACCATCCTCCACCTTCAGGTCTTTCACATAGCCTATCACATTACCACGCTCGTGCATATACAGCAGGACGGGGTTGCGCTGATACTGCTCCACGTTCATGCCTGCTGTCAGCACTCTTGTGCCGTAGCTGTTCAGGCTGTCGTTGGTTATTCTTACTCGTTTTCCTTTACTCATATCATTGTCGTTTTCTGGGCTGCATTGCCCGATTCGCAGTGCAATATTACGAGGTAATTGTCTGTCCGCCAAAAAAGTGTGCAATGGTTGCACACTTCTATGAAACCATTGCACACTTTTTTGGAGAGCCACCGAAATCGTGGCACTTTTGCATAAAGAATCGGGGCGTGGTATGCCCTGATGTGAACAAAAACCTTATCAACATGACAAAGGCAGATATTGAAAAAAAGAAATCGCTGGCACGCACGCTCTATCTCTCGGGCATGGAGCAGCAGGAGATTGCGGAGAAGGTGGACGTGTCGCGCGTCACCATATCCAAATGGTGCTCAGCCGAGGGGTGGAAAGAGGCTCGTGCCGCCAAAAACATCACACGCCCCGAACTGGTGAACAAACTGTTGCTCACCATCGACACACTCATTACACAAGTGAATGAATCCGACGACCCTGCACTCATAGCAGGACTCGGCGACAAGTTGGCTAAACTCTCGTCGGTCATTGAGAAACTCGACAAGAAGGCTAATGTGGTGGATGCCATCGAGGTGTTTATGGCGTTCTCCAAGTGGCTGGAGTACCGCTCGCAGACAGACCCAGAGGTGACTCCCGAACTGATGCGTGTAATCAACAAGTACCAGGACATGTACATCACAGAACAGATGGGTATAAAATAGTGGAGGCAGCCTATGGCAACAGCAGCGGAAAAGAAAAAGGCATACGAGGAGTGGAAAGAGCGATGCCGGCAAGTGCAAGCCATTACGGACACGTCACTCCTAAAAAGCGAAACGCCAGTAGAACGAGACATGCGTATCAAACGCTTGCTCAACAACTATGCAGCGTTCTGCGAGTATTACTTTCCCCACTTCCTGCAATTGCGTGACAAGACGACCGGCGAGGTCATACGCACCATTCACAACGCCCCGTTCCACAACGAAGCTGCACGCAAGGTCCGAAACACGCCCGACTTGAAGGCTGTATTCATGTGGCCGCGCGGCCACGCCAAATCGACCCACCTTGATGTATTCACGCCGCTCTGGTTGATGTTCCAACCGAAGCGGCTTATCAACTTTATGGTGGTCGTGGGAAAGTCGGAGGACAATGCAGACCGACTGCTTGGAGATATTCAAGCGGAACTGGAATACAACCAGCGTCTCATCGCCGACTTCGGACAGCAGAAGAACGACGGCGGATGGCAGGAGGGCGAGTTCAAGACAAAGAGCGGTGTGAAGTTCCTTGCCTGCGGTCGTGGACAGTCGCCTCGTGGTCTGCGTGACCGTGAATCCCGTCCTGACTACATCGTCATCGATGACCTTGACGACGATCAGCTTTGCAAGAACGACAAACTCGTACACGACCTCACCGACTGGGTGAAGGAGGCTCTCTTCGGTGCGCTTGATGTTGGCCGTGGACGCTTCATTATGGTGGGCAACCTCATCAGCAAGAACTCTGTGCTCTACAATCTCTCACGTACAAAGGGAGTGTTCCTTTCTAAAATCGTAGCGGTCGATCGTAACGGAGAACCGGTATGGAAGGAGAAATGGACCAAAGAGGAGGCGCAGGCTTACCGCGACTTCGTGGGCTATCGTGCCTGGGAGAAGGAGATGATGCACAACCCTATCGTGGACGGTACTATCTTCCGTGCGGATTGGATTCGATACAAGCGTTTGCCAAAGCTCGAAAAGTACGACATGATTGTGTGCTATACCGACCCGTCGTTCAAATCGACAACCTCCAACGACTACAAGGCATCCCGCGTTTGGGGAAAGATTGGCTCGGAACTGCATCTCATAGACTGTTTCGTGCGCCAGGCGACAGTCAGTGAGATGGTTCGATGGCTATACGACCTCTACGAGCGTACACGCGACACGGTGGCTATTCAGTTCTTCATGGAAGCCAACTTCATGCAGGATGTGATTTTGGACGAGTTTGCCGTGGAAGGTGAGCTGCGTGGCTACCAACTGCCCATCATGCCCGACAAGCGAAAGAAGCCAGACAAAATCCAGCGTATCGAGGCTGTCAGTCCTCTTTGGGAACGTGGCTTTGTCTGGTACAACGAGCGTAAGAAGGAAGACCCCGACATGCAGGTGGGCATCGAACAGACATTGGCGTTGGAACGTGGCAGCCGTGTGCATGACGATGCGCCTGACGCTGATGAAGGCGCTATATGGATACTCCAGCGCAATACAAGACAGGAAAGTTTCAAACCGGTGTTCGGCAAAAGACCGACCGCCAAAAACATTTGGTAACAATGATACAAGTAATAAAGGACATTATCTGGGGATGGCAGTGCAAGCGTGCCATCAAGAAAGCCAACAAGCTCTCAAAGCTGCTTGGCATGAAGTATTATGTGATTTACATGAACGGCTCGCTGAAGGTCGTGCCGAAACGCACCATCCGCGAACTGGTTGCGAAGCACCGCTTCCGTAAGGGTGTAAAGGTTGCCGACATCGAGCGTCGTGCCATTTATGTGACGCATTAGAAAGGAGGCTGATTATGTTTATCACGGAAGAGGACTACAGAGTGGTCATAGGCGAAAATGCGCTGAAGGTCGTGTCGCAGGCATCGCAGGAGATACGCGACAACGCGGAACTGGAGGCTTGCGAGGAGATTGCCGGCTACCTCAGACCAAAATACGACACGGAAGCGGTGTTCTCGGCTGAAGGCGAAAACCGCAACCGTCTGGTGGTAATGTATACCGCCGACATTGCGCTCTATCACATGATTGCCGCTATGCCCCAAAAGATGGGCAGCGAAATACGCAAGGAGCGCTACGAGCGTGCCATAAAGTGGCTGGAAGGCGTGCAAGCCGGAAAAATCATACCCGACCTGCCGCTCGCCACCGACGAGGACGGCACACCGACTGGCGACCTGCTCATATTCGGTTCACAGAAACAATTACGACATAACTGGTAACGCTATGGATATAAAGAACTTTTTCAGCGGTATGTTCGGAGGTGGCAGTCAAAATATACTGCACACGCCAAACGGGGACTTCAACCTTGCGAAGTCGTCTGACCGCAAGCGCATAAAGAAGATGGTAATCGAACTGCAACGCACCACCGATGCGCTTACACGCAGGGACATTGCCGACTGGCGCTACGCCTGGCAGATGGCTATAAATGTGGACAGCCCGAACCGCCAACGTCTCTACGACATATACCGCGATGTGGATATTGACCTTCACCTATCGGGCTGTGTTCGCCAGCGTGTAGGATTCGTCATGGCGAAGTCCTTCAAACTGGTCGATGCAAAGGGTAATGAGAACGAGGAGGCACACCACTATTTCGACCAGGCTTGGTTCAAGCAGTTGCTCGAATATGCGCTTGCCGCCAATCTTTGGGGACACTCGCTCATCGAACTTGGCGACCTCACCACCGATGGCGACGGATGTCCTTGCTATACGGATGTGAAACTCATTCCACGGAAGCATGTCATTCCGGAATACGGCCGTGTGATTCAACAGCTCGGGCAGGACTGGACTACGGGCATCGACTACCACTCAGCCCCATTCTCTGACTGGCTCATTGAAGCCGGACGGCCTGACGATCTCGGCCTGTATCTGAAGGCTGCCACGCAGACCATTCCGAAGAAAAACATGTTGGCATTCTGGGATTCCTTCGGCGAGATTTTCGGTATGCCGATGCGTATTGCACGCACCACCTCACGCGACCCCAAGGAGATGGGACGACTTGAACAGATGCTCAAGGGTGCCGGAGCAAGCCAATACATGGTGGCAGGGCAGGACACGGAGATTGAATTTGTGGAGAGTGGCAAGGGCGATGCCTTCAATGTCTATGACAAACGCATCGATCGCGCCAACTCGGAACTGTCAAAGCTCATCATCGGACAGACGATGACCATCGAGGACGGCAGCAGCCTCTCACAATCAGAAACACACCTTGAAGTGTTCGAGAACCTGGTTGAAAGCGACTGCACCATGCTGCGCGACATCGTGAACAACCAGCTTATCCCACGCATGGTAAAGCACGGCTTCCCAATCAAGGGACTGCGCTTCGAATGGGATGATGCCGTCGATTACACACCGGAGCAGCAGGTGGCATACGAGACCATGATTGCCGACCGCTACGAGGTGGACCCGACATATTTTGCGGAGAAGTACAGCATGCCTGTTGGGGAACGGCGCAACGCTACACCCATGCTACCCGGTGGCGGTGACGATGATGGCGACGAGGGCAACAATGAGCCACAAGACGATGACAAGGGCGACAAGAAGAAAAAGCAGCAGCAAAACGTACACGGCTCTTTTTTCGATTAAGCCCCACCGATTATGTGGGGCTGCACCAACGCTATGCCCAGCTGTTAGGCGATGATCCACAAACATTGTCGCTGTCTAAGGAGCAGGAGCAGATACGCAAGCAACTCTCTGGGCTGTTCGACGGCATGATGCGCACGCTCTATTCTCAGAAAGGGTCGGAGTTCCGCATCGAGGTGCTGGCAGAACCGAAAGTTCAGGAGTTCATCAATGCCCATGCTGGTGCTTTGGATTCTACTTTCAAACAAGTGGAGATGTCTGATGCCATGCGCAAGCGCCTCCAACGGTCTGACTATATCTTCTCCGGCATGAAAACGTTCCACGAGCTCAACGAGGCGTTCCCGTCCTTGCTGGATTCTAACGGCAATAGAAAGACGTTCGAAGCCTTTTTGAATGATGTTCGGAAGATAGACAACACCTACAACTCCAACTACCTCCGTGCGGAGTACAACTTCGTGCAGTCGTCTGCGGAGATGGCTGCCAAGTGGGAACGGTTCTCGGAGGACGGCGACCGCTACAACCTTCAGTACCGCACGGCTGGCGACGGCAAGGTGCGTCCGGAACACGCTGCGCTCAATGGCGTAACGCTTCCGCCTTCCGACCCATTTTGGGAAGAATACTATCCTCCTAATGGCTGGAACTGCCGTTGTACCGTGGTACAGGTGCGCAGGTCAAAATATCCTGCCACGCCACACGACGAGGCTATGGCACTTGGCGAGGAGGCTCTGCAGCGTGATACGAAAGGCATCTTCCATTTCAACCCCGGCAAGGAGGACAAGACGGTGCCCGACTACAATCCCTACACCATTCGGCGATGCCGGGACTGCGACATCGCAAAGGGCAAAATCAAGTTGGCAAAGTTTATTCCAGAAAATGAGTTGTGCGCTGCGTGCAAACTCATACATTCATGTTGGGCTAAAGTCAAAGAAGAAACGCCAGAAACATTCACTGAGTGCGAAACATCAAACGGTAAATTACGAGTAAGCTCAAAACATGGAAGAACCGAAAAGAAAGAGAACGTGAGAGTGGGTAGGTATCTTGCGGAAAAGCACGGCTACGAGATTGACCTTATAGCGAACCCACAGAACGAAACTTCTGCTGATAGTTACAACAAGACATTGGGAATAGAACAAGAATATAAAGTCAATGCAAAGCCAACAAAAAGTTCTATCGACAACCTTATTAGAAAAGGGGCGAAACAGGCGGACGACTTGGTTTTGTTTGTTGATTCTGGTATTTCGTTAGACGAGTTGAGCAGTGCTTTACACGACAGAGTAAGAAGAACAAATCTAAAAACTGTAATGGTGGTCATTGATGGAATGGACAAAACCTACACTTACGACGAAATTACAGCTAAAGGCTTTAAAGTAAGACAGGCAGACTTGAAATAATCAAGACTGCCTGAATGTGGGGTCCAATCCTCTTACGAGGAATGATCCGATGCAAAGGTAATAACATTTTTCCAAAACACATCAAGATATGGAAGAAAAAATACAAGACGAGAAAATTAGAGAGGCTCTCAACGCCCCAGTAGAGCACACACTGCGCTTGCCGATAGAAGTAGTATTCCCACGCACAACAACCATGGGAAGACTTTGGCAAGCCATGAAGCGGTTGGTGAGGGAACCTGCCCCACAACCCCAAAAGAGCCTTCTTGATATTGCCGTAAGCAATTTGACAGTGCTTTCAACTTTAGTCTGTACTGCAAAAAGCAATACAACACACCAGCAAGGACAGTCAGCAACAGAAATAACACACTCGCTACTGTCAGGCAGCGAAGAAGCATACTCCCTTGTGACATATCGCCAAAAACAGCAATTATGCCTATTAAAGTTGCGGCTATGCCTGACTGATGGCGTATTAGTGATTCGTGCTGAAGCTCCACTCTCTCTTTGGCTTCAATCAGCTCTCGAACAAAGCCATTCCAGCCTTCTCCTGTATCATGTAGTACTGTCATCTTTTTTAGATGCAAAGTTATAACGTTTCATTCCAAAACTCGTAACAACGAACAATTTTATCACGTTTTGCACAGATATTCAGTAACTTTGCAGTCGGTAGAGCCACCCAATAGGCCGTGTGGTCTATCGCGGGTACAACAACGCGAACGCGAATGGCGGTGTGTCGAATGCGAATGCGAATAACGATGCGTCGAATGCGAATACGAATGTCGGCTCGCGTCTCACCAACAACAATCGGCGTACAACGATGGGGACGTGTCCCCGATGTGGTGCCGAGGGTGGCAAGCCACAGCAAAAGCAATTCTTTCCAATGTTTCAAATATTGGAATGTTTTGGAAAGCTGAAAAATCACGTGTCGGGCAATAGGGTTTGGTAGGCTGGCAACAGTTCGAAGAAGTCTGGCCCGGGGAAAGGAAGGCCCATATCTTCCATCATTAAAAACAACTGATGCTATGCGCAGAGAAGGTCATATCATAGAGGAGGTAGTCGAATATTCCAACATGGCGGAATCATTCGACCAGGTTCTCAGTGGCACCAAACGGAAGAAAAGCCGACAAGGACGCTACCTGATCGCGCATCGTGAGGAGGTCATCAAGGAACTCTCTGAACGTATTGCTTCTGGCACATTCCATGTGACCGCAAAGGACATTGAGGAGAAAGATATTATAGAGGCCGGCAAACTACGGCACATCCAATTCTTCAAGAAGCTGAAGAACAGCATCGCTGTCCACGCCATCATGTCGGTGGTGGATAAGCATCTGAAGAAGCGATTCATCAGAACGACCTCCGCAAGCATCAAGGACAGGGGAATGCACGACTTGATGAAGTACATTCGCCGTGATATGCAGGAAGACCCGGAAGGCACAAGGTTCTGCTACAAGTTCGACATCTCCAAGTTCTACGAGAGTGTCAACCAGGACTTCGTTATGTACAGTGTGCATCGGGTATTCAAAGACAAGAAGCTCATAGCCATGCTTGACAACTTTGTCCGCATCATACCGCAAGGTATCAGCATAGGGCTACGCTCGTCGCAGGGCTTGGGCAATCTGTTGTTGTCTGTGTATTTAGACCATTATCTGAAGGACAGGTACGGCGTGCGTCATTTCTACCGCTATTGTGATGACGGCGTGGTACTCGGTAAATCGAAAGCGGAACTGTGGGAGATTCGTGATGCCGTCCATGAGCAAGTGGAACAAATCGACTTAAAGGTGAAAGCCAACGAGCGTGTGTTCCCCGTGGACGAGGGCATTGACTTCCTGGGATATGTCATCTATCCCGACCATGTGCTGCTGCGCAAGCGCATCAAACAGAAGTTCGCCCGAAAAATGCACGAGGTTAAATCGAGAAAAAGGAGGCGTGTCTTGATAGCAAGTTTCTACGGAATGGCAAAACACGCCGACTGTATAATGTTGTTCAATAAATTAACAGGCAAAAAAATGAAATCATTTAAGGATTTGAATGTCGCTTACAAGCCGGAAGACGGCAAGAAGCGATTTGCGGGTGCGGTGGTAAGCATCCGCGAGTTGGTGAACCTGCCCATCGTGGTAAAAGACTTCGAGGTCGGGGTCAAAACCAGCCAGGGCGAAGACCGCTGTGTCGTGTCCATCGAGCAGAACGGCGAGCCGAAGAAGTTCTTCACCAACAGCGAGGAGATGAAAAACATTCTCCAGCAAGTGAGTGAAATGCCAGACGGCTTCCCATTCGAGACCACCATCAAGGCGGAAACCTTCGGCAAAGGTAGAACAAAGTACATTTTCACATGATGAACAGAGTAAACGGAGCACAAGGGGTAAAGCTGCTTGAATGCACCAACCCCGTCAAAGGAAAATGGCGCGTCCGATGGGACGTGCATAACAACGAGGATGGATCTGCCGACTATATGGAGGCTGAGTTCAACGGAAAGCCATCTGAGGATACCATCAAGACCATGGTGTCGGAATGGTTCAACGACCGCACGAACGAGACCATACTTTCTGGCTTCGTGTGGAACGGCATGAGCGTGTGGCTCTCTAACGAGAACCAGTTCAACTACAAGGTAGCATACGACTTGGCTGTGCAGTCTGACGGCAAGACATTGCCGGTCACGTTCAAGTTCGGAACAGACGATGAGCCATGCTATCACACGTTCAGCACCATCGAAGAACTGACGGACTTCTATACCAAAGCCATGCAGCATATCCAGGACACACTGGCTGACGGATGGAAGAGCAAGGATAATTTCAATTTGGAGTTATACCGAGACTAAGAACAATCCCTTCGGGGGAGGGTAATAAAAAAGCCCCCGGCCTGTTAAAATAGTCGTCTCACTTACTTTTTTAACACACGTTACCATCAATAGGCACGACCGGGGGCGTAAACCCTCGCTCGCCTATTGATGGCTTTTTTTATGTGTGTGCGCGATGCGCTATGTAAGTGAGACGGTGCAAAAGTACTAAATATTTCTGAGAATGAAACTAATAGAGATACTGAATTTGAACAGGGAATTGCTAATTTACCTCCAAAAGGCAGGAATCAGGCTGGACGATGTGCAATATATCGACCTATTTAAGGAATACCGCACACTTTCCGCACAAGGCGAGAAGGTGTCATATATCGTGGCAAGGCTCGCCACAGAATACGCCATAAGCGAGCGCAAGGTGTACAGCCTTATACGGCGTTTCAAAACTGACTGCAATCTACTTGCAGTGTAACGTTTGCGTATGGTCATTGTCGAGGGGACACGCGTTGTTACCTTTGCACCGTTTTCAAATTCAAAACGGTTATGAACAAATACCATCAAATTTTACAGAAGGTACTTACTCATGGCAAGTACCAGACCAACAAGAAGGGAAGCATACGCTATCTTCTCAACGAGCAGTTGGTGCTTTTCCCTGCTGACCTGCTCGACATATTCGAGGGGCACGGCATCGCACGAAAGAAGTTAAAGAACGAGCTGCAGCTCTTCATGCAGGGTGAACGCAATGTGAAGAAGTATCGCGAGGTGGGCATCAACTGGTGGGACTACTGCGGTGCCATTCTCGTAAACTCCTACCCTACCTACTTTGAGAAGTTGCCGCCTCTCATCGCCAAAATCAACCGCGAGAAGCGCAACAGCAAGAACTATGTGCTGTTCCTCGGTTCAACCGATGCGGAGACAAACCAGGCTCCGTGTCTGTCGCTCGTTCAGTTCCAGATTGAGAACGACGAATTAGTGGTGTCGGCTTACCAGCGCAGCTCGGACGCGAACCTCGGCTTGCCTGCGGACATCTACCATCTCTACCTTATGGCCCGGCAGATTGACCTCCCGCTGAAGTCCATCACGCTGAACCTTGCGAATGTGCATATCTACGAGAACAACATCGAACACACCAGACAACTGCTCGACGGAAATGAGAACGTGAAATTTGAACTGAACGTGTAAGGCATGAGAAAACAGTATCTATCAGCACCGCTCCCTTTCGTGGGGCAGAAGCGCATGTTCGCGCGTGAGTTCATCAAGGTTCTGAAGCAATATCCGGAGGACACGGTATTCGTGGATTTGTTCGGTGGTTCGGGTCTGCTGTCGCACATCACCAAGTGCCAGAAGCCGGATGCCACAGTCATATACAACGACTTCGACGGCTACCGCAACCGTCTACTGCACATCCCGCAGACCAACCACCTTTTAGCTGACCTGCGCAAAATGGTGGAAACGGAGGGCATACCCAAGCACAGCTGCATCCGTGGTGAACTGCGCGACCGCATATTCGCTCGTTTGGAGCAAGAGGAACGAGAGGTCGGGTACATTGACTTCATCACCATTTCTTCCGGACTGATGTTCTCCATGAAATACAAATTGAGCATCCCCGAAATGAAGAAGGAGGCTCTATACAACAATCTCCGCAAGTCAGACTACCCTACTTGTGAGGACTATCTTGAAGGTATTACAGTAGTATCATGCGACTACAAAGAGGTGTTCGCCCGATACAAAGACATGCCGAATGTTGTGTACCTTGTTGATCCGCCCTATCTATCCACCGACGTTGGCACATATAATATGTACTGGAAACTTTCCGACTACCTCGATGTGCTGACCATTCTTGCCGGACATCACTTTATATATTTCACTTCCAACAAGTCATCCATTATTGAGCTTTGTGAATGGATGGGCAAGAACCCGACCGTGGGCAACCCATTCAAGAACTGCCACAAGGTGGAGTTCAACGCAACAGTGAACTACAGCTCGCACTACACAGACATGATGTTGTTCACCGATGCCGCCTAACGGCGTTATAATTCGATTCTAACGGCATTAAAAAGCCCCGGCGGTAAATTATCCGTCGGGGCTAAATCGTTGCGACATGGGCGGTTTATCGCAATAGGTAACGCACCGCATAACAGTCGATGCTTTCAAGTATCTCTTCGTGGTTGTGGTTGGTGTTCGTCTCAACAAGCGCCATGCCGTTAAAATCATCACCACTCAATCCGTCAAGGGCTGTATGCACCTGGTGGCAAAGGTCGAAAGCTGCATCATGGCCACCGTCAGCCCAGTCTGTCACAAGGTGAATAGTAACAAGTCCCTTGCCACGCTGACTGCCGCCTTGAAATGGCGACCACTCTATCTTTCCAAACTCCACAAAGACGGCTGGACGCGCCCATCCTTCTTCCTGCTCTACAAACTCCACATTGTGGTTCCACAAATCGATGTGCTGCACTTCAGGCACATCGCTCGCCAGTTTTGCTTTAATGGCGTTGAATAATTCCTTTCTCATTTCAATTTATATTCGTGTTCAAAATACTCTGCAAGGTTCTCCTCGATGATGTCCTTGACCGCTTGCTCCACTTCCGGCGATGCTCCAAGAAATCTGCGGCGCGGTATCTTGATGCTCTTGCCTTCTTTCATCAGAGCCATGTGCTTCCAGAACTCAGCCTCGGTGCTCAGTTGTACGGTGCGCTTGTCGCCTCGTCTCTCACCATTCTTCTTGCGCCCGAATGAGCCTGTCGCCTCATGGTACTTGTGCCAGAAGAATCGCTTCATCCTCGCCGTCACCTTTATCTCGCCTCCATCGTTGTGTATGGCTGCATAAGGCAGTGTCGAGCAGAACGTGATACTGCTGTCTGTGGTTCGGCTGCTGATGCTCTGCCGCAACTTGCCGGTGTCTATCAGTATGGAACCGCCAGGACGTGTGGGGCTGCTTCTGCGCTGCCACGCCTCGTTGAAGAATGCCTGCCGTTCAAAATTACGGTCAAACTCATCACTCAACTCCACCCTAACGTCGTTTAGGATATTGCGGATAATTTTCTGTATGTCCTGGTTCATCGTCAAAGTCGAATTTTAGAAACGTCTGTGCCTCTTGTGGCACTTCGTTCTTAGGGTCACAAGAGGCATTAAGGAGATTGTAGAAGGTACGCTCACATATACCATAAACAGGATACACGTACCTTCGCCATATCTCGCGGTTGCTGATTCCGCTTTTGGCATGTTGGTCGTATATCCTATTTATGTCTGTGACACGTTTCTGATAGCTTGCTCCTCGCCTCTTGCTCATAAAATGTTTTAGTGTCTGTCTCTTGGTTTATAGGGACGGATGTCATAGCTCATCTTTGCGCTGACGGTTACTCTGCCCGTTCCCTCACATTGGTCACATGTGCATTCTTTGCCAGTCTCCTTGACGTGGAGACGACCTGTGCCGTAACACTTACGGCACAAGGCCACTTTCGGTTTCTTCTCCACTTCCAGTATCATACGGCATCCTCTTTCTTGGGTTCAACGTAGAATGTCTCGTCCTGCACCACTTGGATACCGCATTTGTTCATCTGAGGAACCATATCCTCCACATCGCGGTCTGCAAGGAGTTTGTCCTTGGCTATCTCCTCGGTCTGTCGCAGATAGCCTGGTAGGAACTCCTTCACCAGCTGCAAGGCACTTGCCCAGGTGAAGCCTTTGAGGGTCTTCAGCTTCGGTGTGCCCGTGCGGAAGCCGATAACGCCATGCGCCATTTCAAGGCTCTTTTTCTTGGTGAACAACTCTGCCTGGTTCTCGGTAGCATAAGCCTGGAGTGTAGCGAAGGCTTTCTCCTTCTCATCTTCCAGTTCTGCCAGCTTGTTGGCATACTTCTCGCGGATCTTGGCACACTGCAATTCAATGTCTGCCGTGATTTTTGCACTCTGTGCGTCTGCCTTTGCATAGGCTCCAAACGCTTCATCGGCTGATTCTCTTGTAACGCCGGTAATGATTACTTTCTTTTCTCTTTTTGCCATTGTAGTAAACTTTTTGTTGATTATTATTTTGATTGCTTATCACTCTTCTGATTCTGGCCAGTCGCCTTCTTCCAGTTCCTTGTCTATCTCGTATTCAATACACTCAAGAAATTCGATATACTGGTCACCTTGGAGTTCTCTGTATGCGATGCCATGAATGTATTCCATCACACGCTTCACTTTCTCATTCATGCCTCACCTCCATTTCCGATTGGCATCATCATGTATTCCACTCGTGCCTGTGCTGGAGGTGTCGGTTCTTTCTTAGGTTTCAAACCTCCCTTGCGCTGGATGGAGCGGAGCTTCACCGATAGCTGCTCCAATTCCTCATTACTTAATTGAGAGAACACCTTGCCGGCAATACGCTGATCCTGACAAAATGCGTTGATGCGTGTCCAGTCTGTTGTATCGATGCCGAGCTTCTGCATCAACCTCAAGCACTGGCTTCGATGCTTGCGCTGTACGTCCTTGGCGGTGCGCATCAATTTGGCTGTAACACCTTCGAGCTTGTCGCACATCATGTCGTACTCCTTACGGGTCATGTCCCTAAGCGAAGTGGTACGTCCATTAGTGAATTGACTCACCACTCCTTCCTTGAACTCATCGCCCAGCTCCTTGGTGGCAAACTTGTAGCTCTTTTTGAGTATGCCATAGAAGCGTGCGAAATTGGTTACTTCCTGTGCCATATCTATTTCAATTTTGACAACCTTATTCTTTCACTTAACACTTTCAAATTACATTCAGGACAACACTCCCCCTCATCTTTCAATGGATGAGGATTGTTTCCATAGCCGATTTGGGGCTTACCGCAAAGGCAGCAAGTGTATTCACGAACATTGTTCTCATGACCTTCAAACATCACTTTAATACCACACGAACTGGCAACATCCAGTTCCAGTTTTGCTCCCTTGCTCAATTCCCAGCCTTGCAGCATATAGATGCAATCACACTTCAAAAGCAGGGCAATGTCCACTCTCATGTGCTCCATCCAGTGAGCATCCTGCGAAACGCCATTTTCAAATGGGTTCACCGGCTCGTAACCTTTTATGGAGAGATAGCGTGCCGCATGGTCAAAGGTTGCCATACGCTCTTTAAGGTCGTAGTGGGCTATCGCTCCGCTGATATAAACTTTCTTCTTCATCTCAGTTATGTTTAGTTGTTAGACTTGTCATTATAAACCTCCACGGCTTTCTCCGCCCAGATGGTGTAGTATTCACTTACGTTGCCAGAATAGCGTCCTTGGCAGTATGCTCTAAAACCTTGCGTTCTCACCTTCACGCCGGCAGCGTATTTCAGTCTGATGGCAGGTTTACCGATGGGCTTGCCTTTATCCTCTTGACTGACGAAGATGAATGTCTTACGCTTGAAACGTTCTATCAGTGCCTTGGTCAGTGAATATTCCCACCCTGCTTCGTATGCGTACTGGTAACTGTCCACGATGATGAACTTGGCGCTCTTGGGTTTTGCCAGACGTTCTTCCAATGCCTTGATGTCGCCATCGGTAACGATGCGGAACGAGCCTTGAACGTCACTCATCTTGAATTGGGCAAGCCGTCGTTGCATCGACAGACCAACGCCCTCTTCCAAGGACACATACAACACGTTGCCTATACCGCAAAGCATCTTGGCAAACTGCATAACGAAGGAACTCTTGCCACTGGCACTGGGGCCACTGATGAACCAGGTGTCGCCCTCTTCAGGCTGACCGAACACGTCTTTCCATTGTCCTTCAAACGGTAGTGCCTTGCACTTGATGTTCGCCACATCCTTGGGGCTATATGCTCGCTTTGCCATATCACTTTTCTGTTTCGATAAGTTCTGATACAACAGCGTCCGCTATCTTGACTGTATATTTGGCAATGAGTTCGGCTGTCATTTCTTCACGATCATGGTGAAGGACTGGAGCCACAAACAATGCAGCCTTGGCCAATTCATAGCGACGTTGCTCCCAGTCCACCTCGTTATTTCGTTGTCGGCGGTTTATTTGTATAACCGCGTCCATATATTGCATTTCCATCTTTGTCATCATGCCTGCACTCTTTTTAGTTTTTCTATTTCCGTGTAAACTCGTCTCAGTCCCCCACCCGACTTGCGCACCAGGGTAGCAATATCCGCACCTTCAGGGGCGTTCACCTTTGCCACCACGCTCGCCTGGTCTTTCAGGAACTTCTCACGCTCCTTACAGTCATCGGGCGTTACCTTCGAGTAGCGGTCACCGTATCGGCTGAGCATCTCGGTATAGCCCACTTTCTTGCACTCAATGGAGCGATTGATTTTGGCTTTCAGTCCGTCTGCACCCATCATATACCAGGCGCAGCATCTTTCTGTAGCGTTCCACAAGGCTTTGAGTTCCAGAAATGCCTCATACTGCAAGTCGCCAGCCTCGTCCAAAATGATGAGTGGTGTGTCGATTGAGCGCAAGTAATAAACCAAATCCTCGTACACGTCGCTGTATCTTCCGTTGCTGCCCACACCAAACTCAGTGGCTATCTTGCGCACCAGCTTCAGTTTGGTCTTCACCTGCGAGCAATCTACATAGATGGCATTGCGGTGGCACTGCACATAATAGCGTGCCGTGAACGTCTTACCAATGTTGGGTATATCACATAGTATCGCACTCAGTCCGCTCTGTTGGCTGAACTCCAGCTGCTTGGTGATATACTCGAAGGTGGCGGTGCGTGCTGGTTTCCATTCAATGCCTCCTCTGAGGTTCACACCCAGTCTTCGGGCAATGGTTATCCAGTTGGCTTCGCTCAGTGCCTTGTCTGTCTGACCATTCTTGATGGCGCTATATACCGAGGTGCTGATGCCCAATGAAGCAGCGTGCTTGGCATCGCTCGGATAGTTCGTGCGGTTGGTGGCTATAGCCTCCAATATCCGCTTCTTGTTCTCATTCGTTATCATGTCTCACGTTATTTTAATTGTATTCTAATATCATTCTATAAATCTGCCAACGGGTCAGAAATGTGGTAGGTCACTTCCATTTCCTGCTCGCTTTCCATTGGTGGAAGTCCAAGCGGTGGCGGTGGTGCAACCTCTTCTGAGTGTTCCGACTTGGATATGCCAACAGTTGCAATGGCGTTCTTCTTCACGTATGCGTTGAATGCTGCTATCTTCTTCTGCTGGTTCACGAATATCTCCTTGTCCTTGTCAGTCTGCTCTGCATCGGCAGTGTTGAACGTGCCCACGTCCTCGAGCTTGTCGATAAGTCGGTCGTTCTGGAAGATATAAACATCGGTTGCGTTGCCGTCCTCATCGGTCAGATAGTAGGCATCAACCTTGTAGTTGTTCGGATCGAGACGTTCCATCACTTCAGTCTTGCTCAACCACCAGTCCTTATACGCCACTCTGCAGTAGCTGTTCCTGCGTATGGAGGTCTCAGTGTGCTCACCGATGAAGCGTGCCCACACCGATTTGTCCATCGGCTGAAGCGTTGGGTTCATATTGGCTTCAAGCACTTGCCAGCGTGTCATGCCAGGGTATTTCTTCTGGTTCGGGTGGAGGGTATTGTTGAACTCCTTGATGTCGCGAATGTCGTCTGCAATCAGTTCTTCCCATGTGTAGTACTGTTTGTCCTCGTAGGTGTCATTCTTCTCGTCAAACACCTTCTTGGCTTCCGTGCGGTAGTGTCTGTCCTTGGCGTAGAAGCGTCCGATGCCGAGGTGGTTCCGATGCTCCACACGGCGTTTCTTGGCACCGTTCATCGGCTCAGCGTATTTCTCTTGGGAGTTCATCGGGGCGCAGAAGCGCACGAATGGGAACAATACGCCTGCCTTCAGGAAACTCTCTTTCCACTGGCTCATCAAGTGGTTCTCCACCTCAACCTGTGCCGGGCAGCCCCAGCCCTTGCTTTCTATCAGTCGGAACATCGAACGGAAGCAGTCGGCTACCAAGTCCACATTCTTGTTGCGGTTGTAAGCGTAGCCCACCACGCACTGGCTTGTCACATCGTAGGCGTAGTATGCCTTCGGCCTTGCCTTGGTATCCTTCAGCTTGCGTGGGAGGTCGCGGTCATCGAATGAAATCTTTGAGAACGAGAACTCGGGCGCATGGCGGTGAACGTGTGGCATCTGCTCGTGCATGAATGTGGTGTAAGAGTCAAGCGAGTGTTCAATAAACAGTCGGTTCTTGGGCTTGTTAAGATAGTTGGTGATGGTGCTTTCGCTCAGCGACTTCGGGTCACCGTTCTTGTCGGTCCACTCGCTTGCGTCGAAAAGCTCACCGGTCTCTGGGTCATACACGTCCAGCTCACCGCACACAAACGAGTTGTACAATTCCCAAACATTGGTATTGAACGGCTTGTTGGGTAACACGGCTATCGACAGAATCAAACGCTCGGTACGGTAATCCACCTTACGACTTGCCTGGTTGCCGAACTTTCGGCTGATGAGACACTGGTAGCCGTCTCGTTGGTACTCGTTCACCTTCTTGCGGAAGCGCAACATACTTGCAGGCAATGTGTGCCCGGTCTTCATACGGTAGCCCTCCACAGCTTGCGACATCATGCTCCAGTCATACTTCTGGCCCATCGTCTTCTGTATCGCCTTGGCGTTGTTGTACAACTTGATACAAGCATTCAGCACGCTGGCGTTGGTCACATACTCCTTCACATGAGCGTCAGTAGCGTGGTCGTGTCCGCACTGGTTGCGCCAGTCGTTGAAATAAGCGACAGCAGCCTGGTCCACCTCGTAGTTGGCTTCAAGCCAGGCAAGCAGCACCTCAAGCGACGGGTCCGGATAAAGCTCCTTGAGTTTGTCTTGATAAGCATCGGGCAGACTGCTAACCGCGATGAGCGCATAGCCGCCTCTTCCACCACGACGCACAATGTCTATGCGACCGCGTGCAGAGAGCTGCTTGTAGTTGGGTACGGTCATCACACCGCCATCCACAAGTTCCCGCATCGAGATGCAAAGTCTGTTATCGTGGTACTCCATACTTACTCCTCCTTATCTCAATGTTGCAGCCCAGTTCTGAATCTCAGGTATATCACTGACCATTACCTTGTCGTAATGGCGAACCTTCACACCCTTATGGTACACGTCACAACCAGCATCCTCTTTTTTCTTTGAAAACTCAAGCATCACATCATTAGGGAGATACTGACGCATGTAGTCATCTGAATCATGAAGCGTTTCCAACTCTGGTGATACAACCCTCACAATGCCACCCTTCTGGAGGGCAAACTTACGGATACGCTTTGCACGGTCCGTCTCACCACGCTCCTTGTCAAAACTTAGGGCATTCCACACAGTGCGGTCTCCCACCTTGAACACTTCCGCCAGTTCCTGACGAACCTCCTTTGTTACGCGAATGTACTTTTTCATATCTCACTTGTTTTAATTATTAACATATTGGTGGAGCTTGGGGAGTCGAACCCCACATGGCTATCCAGCGCACGGCAAACCTGCCACTCCTGCGGTCTTTCCCGCTGTCATCCGAGGCCAACCCTGCCGACTATCCAGTGCGGTGGCTGACTATCCAGTGCAGCACCCAGGGTCTCCGTGTTATCCTGCAATCATTTTACCTCGTTTATCTTCGGTCTAACGCTACATCCGTAGCAGGACATCAGCCGTCTTATCAATCTCGCCACATAACATTCTGGTGCTGTGAATACGATGCCGTCCTCTTCTGTGTAGCTGAAACTAACACCATCCATTATCAGAACCATTGCCACCTTGTGCTTCACGCTCTGCGTCTGCCACTCCTTTATTTCTGTATCGTTCATATTCTTTAATTGCAAAAATTCGTTATTCTCGACCTTTTTTCGTATCTTTGGCCGCTCGTTCAATCTTGAACACGCTGCAAAGATAGTGATTTATCACGAATTACAAAAGAAAAATCGGGATTTATTTCGATTAAATTTAGAATTATGGCACATAACGGGACAATTCACGAAAGAATCAAGCACCTCGTTGATATTAAAGCAGGTGGAAAAAATACAGTATTCGCCCAGAAATTAGGCGTTAGTGAAGCTAATATAAGAGGTTATATAAAGGGAGTCATACCCAAAGCTGACGTTTTAGAAAAAATCGTGATTTCTTACGATGTAAACGCAATGTGGCTTCTCACTGGCTTAGGGAGTGACACCTTACCTAATTCCGAACCAGGAAATCCTATTCTTGCAACGACAGAGACAAGCATTGCCACATTCTTTGGTCAATTAGAACCATACATACAAAGCAAAGATGCTAAAATCATACAACAAGCAGAGGAAATTGGACGTCTCAAAGAAACCATAAAGCAACTGTCTATCGAAAAAGAAAAGCATGTATCGGATGCCGACACTTCAAATATTGCAAGTGCAGGGTAAACCCATTTCATGTCATCATAGGTGTTAAGCCGTAACACCATACGAATACCCCTCCGACACCATTAGAACCCCGTTTGGAGGGGTGTACCCCCTCTTTCGAGGCTCATTCCATGTAAGAATCCCCATAAATACAAGGTTTTAGCCCGATTCGCGCCCATTTTACCAATATCACAAATGGGTAGTTTCCCCCACCCTATCCCTTAAAACCATCCTTTTCCCTCCCCCTCTATCCTACCCCCGAAAACCCCGAATGTGTAACCCCTAATTTTGGAAAATGTAACCCCTATCTGTAACCCCAATAGTAACCCCATTCCCGTTTTCACCACTTTAAGGCACAAAAAAAGGAGGCCAAACGACCTCCATTCTCACGACCGCCCAAACGGCCTTTTATTTGCGTTCTAACGCCATAAAAACACCAGTCTAATCATCTGCCCCACGAGAGCATGAAATAAGCGTAGATTGCTTGATTATAGCGCGTTTCGTGCATAATGTACCATTGCCAGACAACCCGGCGTGAAGCAAATAATTCTTTGTCGCACCGATCTGTTCAGCCGTCAGAACCGTATAAACCGCAGAAATGCTGCTAAAGTACCAGTCTTTCCGCCTCGTTCCATCAATATTGTGCAGCAGATGCACATGTATTACCTTTGCCATATTCACTCGTTTTGTTTCTGCAAATATACCAAATAATCATTATATGGAATAATTTCGCAATATAAAAATTCAGAAACACCATAAAAAAAGTGGCCTCAGCCACCATTCTACCCCACCCCAACACAACACCAACCACCAACAGAAACGCAATATAAGCCACCCGTAAGCCCCATGTAAACCACAGGAGCCTCAACAAGCCCCAAAAGTAAACCAAATGTAAGCCTATGTAAACGCTTCGTTTTACGCCGTCATTTCAACCACCCACACCTAACTCGTTGAAACACAAATCTCTCACCCGTTTTTCAGCCGACCGACTCATATACGCTTCGTTCTGTGCCCCATACATGAGAAAATTATCGTCATTGGCGGCAACCACAATTTCACTTCTCAATAGTG